GACCAACTCTTACTGATGCATCTGACTTGCTATCAAGTGAGAATGTAAGAGTGTTGTTGCATACCACACGGATAGGCGTAAAGCGAATGTCGATTGACTTGCCATACTGGTGTGGATTCGAGAAAAGCAAGTAAGAGTCTACGCGATCCTTACCATTGATGACAAAAGAATCTTTGACTTTAGCCAAAGCCCATACCATTTGCCCACCTTTAAGTGAACCGGCAGTATGCATTTCCATATCACCTGACAATACAAATTCGTGGAAGAATTCAAACGCTTTGTCGTTTTGAACTGGATTCCAGTTCTCGCCAACGTTGGTAAGAATCTTACCGTCTGTTTCACGAACCAAAGACTTTTGACCGGTTGGCATACGCTTACCGTCAAACTCGATGAATGATTCTACTTCGCGGACCTTCCAATCGAGGCCTGCTTTTTCCTGCATTTGTGCAGGTGTTAAGTCATTGCTGACTGGTACACCAAGACCATGCCATGGTACTTCACCGGCGTACGCCATTGTTTCAACTAAATGTGCCATATTATTTCTCCATCATATAAAGCAAGATTACAATGCTAGTTGTGAATACTAGCAAAAGAAGTGAATTAGCAGCACCTGCTGCGGCAGCGCCGATACCAGCTAATCCATAAAATTTCATTATTTTGTTTTCAAACATCATCTATCCTATGCAGCTTTTAATAATGATGCAGTAACATTCCAAATGCCATCTGCTTCTGTTTTAACACGGATATTCTTTTTCATAACTTTAATGACTTCGCCTGACATGGCGCCTTTACGGCCGGACCATGCAACACGCTGTCCAACTTTGAAAGACCTAGCAGCACGAGCTGTTTTCATACGACGAGCATCATTGAACATTTGAGCAATTTCTTGCATTTGCTCATCGCTTGCTTCATTAAACATTGATTCGATATGCTGCATTTGAGATTTGATTAACATTATATATTCTCCTCTTTTTCCATTTTACTTATATATTATACCACACTTTTAAACGAAAGTAAACTAAAAAGTGCATTGATTAGCGATTTTTTTCTCGACTTCTTTGATATGCTTGCACTTTCGATATGCAATGCAATTACACTCAAATCCGTAGTTGACCATTTCGACATGATATTTGTCTCCCCTACTTCCTGTTACGGGCCAGCGAACACCAACCCATGGATGACCTTTAGTGTTAATGATTTCTGATTCGTGCGACATTACCAAATCAACAATATAGGTAAAGCAGTTAGAGCAATAGTGAACAACACGAAACAAGCGATTGATTCATAGATATTATGAAACATTATGATAACTCCAAATATTTTGCCCATGCAAGAGCTGTTGCTTCTTTTTCTGAATAACCGATTTCCATAAAATCAGCGATCACCTGAGTAATATAATCCATTATTAAACTTCCCAACCAAGATTTTTAGCAACCCAATCAGAACCAAGATCAGCGGCTAAAGCCAATACTACACCCTCACGTGGATGTGTATCCATACGATCGATAAATGTTTTTAGTGAACCCATATGGCCACGATTAAAACGTTCTTTAACCTCGATGACATCGTTACGATCTTCAGCATACATTTCAGCCATATCATGGTCAACACCCATAAACTCAACGTGGCTGTTCCAAAGATTCTTTTCAAGCTTTGTAAGATTTTCTAAAAACATATCAGGACTCCTCTTCCTTTTTGATTATAGATATATTATACACTAGTTTTTCGGAAAAGTAAACCCCTAAAATGCATTTTATTTAAAAAAAATGAAAAAAGTTTTAAAAAATGTTTTAGATAGTGAACAAATTGAAACTTTACTAAATGAGTTTGAATTAAATAAATTTAGTGCTACAAAAGACGACCGTGTAACAGAGGAGGTTGATACGTGGGCTAAAGCTTTGCCAGGTCCTGCTATACAAATTATTAACGATTTTATGTACGGATATAAAAAAGTTGGCGGTAATTATTATAGACATGACAGCCCGTACTTGCCTCATACAGATCATAAACATAAATGGGGAAATACAATTAATGTTGTAGTACCATTGCATAGCACTGATCCTAATGCAAAGTTAATAGTTTTTGATCAGAAATGGCATAAAGATAGTGTAACGTGGTGTTTACATAATGGTGTATGGTTTTTTGAATATAATACAGGCGTGAAAGGTCGACCATATGATTATAAAGAAGTAGAAGGATTGACAGATGAACCTATATCTGATGAATTGTATCAATACTTAGATTGGGCTGATAAAAAACAATGGTTTGGTTTAACTGGAGATGCTATGTCATTTAATCCAGGCGATTTACTAATATTCGATAATAAATACATTCACGCCACTGGAAAACTCGATGGTATAAAGATAGGATTATCTCTTAGATACAAATCATGAAATATTATATTACTGGTTCCAAGCGAGGTTTAGGCCAAGCTTTAAATATATTATACGACACTGTAGATAATCTTGAAGATTGTGATGTGTTTATAAACTGCAAGCATAATAAATTTGAACAAGTCGAGTTGCTTTTCAGAGCCGCTGAACTCAATAAAAAGATTATTAACATTGGTTCTAATTCTCCAGACCAAAATAAAAAACAACCACACATATATCAAATAGAAAAAAGTGCTCTTGATAAAGCAAATGAACAATTATTTTATCAGGGTGTCGACACTACAATTGTAAGATTCGGTTATTTTGATTCACCTAGAGTTACTGAAATAGATGCACCAAAAATGTCAATTGAATACTGTGTATCTATAATCGATTGGATTTTAGATCAACCACACAGAGTGAAGGATATAACGGTATGTCCATAGATATTGACAGAATACTTATAGAACTTGAGATGTTACCTAAATATGATACTCAAATAGGTTTACAGACAGTGCCAGGAGTATCTGATCCTTTCTATGCAACAGGAAGAATTACAGACAAAGAACACAAAGAAGAAGATTTTACTGAATTTTTATTTGATCTGCCATATACAAATTCAGTTCTCAATAACTTAAATGTATATCGTGCAAGAGTTATGAATATGAAACCAAAGACATGCTACACATATCACCAAGACTGGTCAAAGCGATTACATATTCCTCTTATTACAAATGAGAATTGTTTCTTTATTATCGATGATAAAGTGTCAAGACACCCTGCAGACGGCAGAAGTTATATCGTAGACACTACAAAAATGCACACTTTCGTTAATGCTTCTCTCGAGAATAGAATTCATATTGTAGGTTGTGTAAGTGAGTAACATCACCTAAATAAAAAATACTCTGATAATTATTTTTATACATGAGTTCTATTTTTTCAGGATATATTTGCCAATCAGAAAAAATATCAGGTCGATTTTTCTTCAATCTTCTAAAGAAACCATCGCCTTTATCACGACTCCATATGATCAGCGGGAAATGATTCAGTGTTTCAAGTGTCCATTTTAACTCTATAAAATCGTCTGCTTTTTCTAATAAGTTAGTGCCATCTGTTCTATAATCATTGAAGGCATAATATCTACTAAAAACTCTACAAACATTTGAAGAAAGTATTTGAGACCCTGAAGCCTGTACAGGATTATCACCATCGAATACAAAGGTGTAATTATACATACTTTCTAATTTTAAATTTTTATAAGAATAATTTTTACCGAGTCTGTCACTTGTTCTTTCTATATTCATCAATAAAAATGCTTCATAGCACAACTGTTCGTTGTCGTAGACTTTTTTACCTTTATGAATGTAGGGAATTACTATCATTATTTCATGAAATAAGAATCAGCATCAAATTCTTTTGATAAACCAAATACAACTAAGTAACCAATGCCTTTAACATCATGTGTAAATTTGGTATGATATAGAGACATTCCTTTAGTATTATTTAAAATCACAGTCTCTAATACTTCTTTTGTTTCGTCATCATGTAATGTAACCGTAAGCTCGCCCCTTGGACAAAAGAAAACAACCGCGTTTTCTATATCGCCTCTATCTTTATGAGGTCCTAAGTCATCAACGAAACCATCATAATAATCCCACACCCCCATATACTCGACTGGACCAATATAATGTTCTATCTCATTTCGTAATGGCAGCGTATGATCGCTTAAATTTTCTTTAGATTCATAAATACACCAATAATTTTCTTTATGCACTTTATTCTTATCGATAAATGTGCAAAGGTCATATTTATCAATGTTATGATCCCATGTATAGCACCAATTATATGTCATACAAAATACTCCAATGGATTCGTTTCTTTAGAAGTTCCAAATACTATCAGATCTCCTTGACCTTCAACCGAATGAGGAAATACCGTATTATTTAGTGCAACTAATTTTGATTTATTTATATTTATTGTTTCAAGGATGGTTGAACCTGGTTTATCCTCTGAATGCAAATGTAATTTAAATTTTCCGGTGATACATGTTACAATTGAACCAGTATGTTCTCCTCCATCGTCTATGTGGATAGGACAGGATGTAAAATTTTCATCAAATTTCCATATCGCTAATATGGGCGTTTTTTCTTCTAACGCCAGTCCTGTGATTTTAGTGACTAATTCCCTTACATTTGCTAGACGCCCATTCGCACCGCCGTCATCTAATCTTTTTCTATTAATACCTAAAGGAGGAATAACCCACATCTTTGAATCTACTACTGATTTATATCTAAATGGCGGTTCTGGATCAAAATGTTTCATGTAATTTTGACACACTGATTGCAAATTGTCAGGCATATCAATATCAAATTCTTTAGCCCATATCATTGAGAACTTTTTCCGCATGTTTCTTAAACTCATGAAAATCTACATGAGCAGGAATATTATTAAATCTAACACAGAATATAAGGCGTGGCGCCTCTAATACTTGTACACCATGTAACACATCAGTATCAAGTAGAACGGGGCCTGTGTTTCTATCTACGTGAATATGTCCTATACGTCTTTTTCTATTAAATTCTTTATCAAATTTATATTTTGGTTTAAACTCATGATAATAGTATTCTTTTCTACTATTTCTTTCTGGCAACCATATCTCTTCCGCTCTCGTTTCATAATAGTCGATTCGACCTCTACCGTGCACAGGAAGAATAAAATTAAAATAATTAGGATGTTCACATTTCGGATCTAAGTCGGTATGTACATATAATTCTTTTTCGGTAGAATCACTAAAATTAAATCCAGTAGATCTTAATTGAAAATGAGGATGTACTTTTCTATATTTAGCGAGTAAAGGTTCAAAGATTGCTGCATTGCCATTATCATTATCTGCTAAGTCAGCCATAGCATAACTTTGCCATAATGTTTTTCCAAATATGTTGTGACTATCGTAACTATGACACCCAACAATTTTCCTTGCTTCACCTAAACCTAAGTTCTGCTCCTTACTTATTATTTGTGCCCAAAATTCAAGAAGCGTATCGACCTCTCCTGGAATATTAATGTATTCACAGATGCCAGAAATCTCGTCATCAAAATCACCGGCTTCTAGAAGTAATCCACCTTGATCTGAACTGGTTCTTATATTATCCATTTACTATTCCACTCATTGTATTTTTTATCAAATGCTTCTGATTGATTTGGATTATAATTTAAATAATTATTTATCTTATCGGCTTGAATTTTAAATGGTTCTGTGTTTCCAGGTAATACTGTTTGCCATCCATAATTAAAGACTTCTGTATGAATGATGTTTGCACCTAATTTTTTAAATATTTCTTTCGTCTGAGACATATGTCTACCACCACCTTCTGGCCCACTTGGTGTAAACGTCACGAGTATTACATGTTTATTAGTAAATGGATAACCTTCGCCATGTCCAAGATTCATATTGGTTGACACTACTAACCAGTCAAGTAAGTTTTTAGTAGAAGCACTCATCATTCCTGTATATTCTGGAACAGCAAATATGAACTTATCGAAATTATACATGTAGTCTATAATTCTTTTAGCTTCATATGGTATCTGTTCATTTATACCATTAACGTTTATCACGGGCAAATTATAATTATGAAGACCGTCTACTGTTCCAAGATTTACAATTTCATTTAGCACCAATAGTCCTCTATAGTTTAAGCTATTAGGTGCAGAGCTTGTGCTAAGGCTTAGCAGTGACATGATATAATACTCTTTTACCAGCGAATATCGGTAAATCTAAATAATGTTCATCAACATTATAGTCTTGATAGAGAAAATTTAAACCCTTTTTGGTGATAGTATTTAAGATTAACCTATCATCCCAATGCCTTTGAAAATGATATGGCTCTTGAATAATTGCATTACTGCATTGCTGATAGAACATAAACTCATCAAAAAAGTCCCATCTTTCCTGATCATCTTTTATATAAAGTAATACGCCACTGAAAATAATAACATCGGGTATAAATCCTGGATCTATTTTTTCTTCCCAACTTTGCTGTCGATATTGAATGTTATCATAATCTTTCCAAGTTTCATTTGCTACATTAATAGGTTCTTCTGAAGTATCAAATCCAAAATATAAGTAATCAGTATATTTAAGATTCATATGAAGTATCTTATTTACTGGGCCATGTCGACATCCTACATCTAGTATTTTTTTATATTCACTATCCTTGATAATTCTCGCTTGTTTTTCAAAGAGAGGATAGGCCTCATCTGTATCGAGATAGGCCATATCTTCCATATAGTAATTTTCTTTAAGAGGAACTTCTACTTTCTCATCTGAACCATCTACTAGTGCATCAAGCTTTTGTATTTTAGGCCATGGTATCGGGCGATTAGTAGATTTTTGTAACATTAAATATCACCATAAACATCTTCAGGATTAAAGAACACTGGATTATAATCTTTGATCGCTTTAGAATAATCGAACGCTGTTCTCCATAATTCTCTATCTGCATTTTTAACTGCAGAACGTCTATGACTTGTTAGAAGCTGATCCATGAAAAGCAAATCGCCTTTACGAAATACATGGTGCACCATATATTTTGATCGTGTAATTAAGTCATATAGCTCATTATAAAAAGCATCAAAATCTTCTATCTCAAATCCTTCTTTATACCACGCTTTATAAAGATAGATAAACATTGGATAAAAATACTCTTGGTTGTCTACTGGATGCCTAGCAACAAGAGGCCTACGATCTATTTTTTCATTATAGAATGCTGCCCCTGTCTTAAACTCTTTTTCACCTGCAGCTTGATAGGCTTTTGAATATACACCATCATCTCTCCATATTCTAGAACGCTCTCCTTCGTTATTGAAGTGTACCAAAATGTCACGCCAATACTCTTTATCCTTTTCAGATAAATCTTGGAAAGGCGCTCTTTGATCTACAATAGAAAGAACCGTATCAATACATTCCTCTTTACAATATAATCCTACGATAATTTCATCAAAATTATATCTGCAAGTACCGTTGGCATGCCATTCAAGTTCTGTAGGACCAAACATACCTATAGGTTTTCCGTCAACTATTTTTCCGGAAACGTAACTAATCTGTGGAGTATCTTTAGGATTCATAAAGTAGTCAAGTTCTTCTACCTTACCAAAACGTGCGCAAACTTCGGCATATTGTTTTCGAGTAAGATCCTGCTCATGCAACACAATTGAACCTTTGCGAACTATCTCATAAGCCAGTTCTGTAATTTCATCATCAGTGTAATCTAAAATTTGTTTTGTCATAAGTAGTCCTCAAATAAAGGTGTTAAACATATTCTAGCGTCGTCATTCCATCTCATTCTACGTCTTCGCATATAAAAGCGATCTTTAGTAGTAGCTAAATAAAAAACGCTAGATGGAGTGAAATCATATTCCTTACATATTTTTAATTGTTTATCTTTATATCTATTCCACATTTCATCTACTGCAAAATGAGTCATAATAAGCTTCATTGTTTCAACGCCGCTGTAATTCCAATTTTCAAATTCTTTTAATCTATGTAGAGTAAGATGCGGCTCTTTGGTATATACTAAACCAAGTCTATGACTTATTAATCCAAACCCTTTTGAAAAACTAAAGAATATTTGTTCAGTTGTTGATGGTACTTCTATTTTTTGCAATTGTGTCGCACTTACATATGTACAATCTAAAATTACAGGTGGTGTTATTTTCCATTTATCAATATTAGGATAAAATATATTTCCATCAGCAGCAGAAGGAATAGACACATAAAGAGGTTTATCTAGTTCTGCTACAGAAGGTAGAGCTACTCGGTGAGTTTCTTCATTCATATGTTGGCCAGGTACATCACATATAGATTTGCCTGGAGTACCGATTATTCCTGCATATTCATACTCTCCTTCCATATATTGCCATGGCCTTTTTTCAGTCATGACCCAATGATGTATTGCATCAGTAGCACCATTGACAAAATAGCAGTAAGGGAAATCCTGTAGGTTAATCATTTTTTTAACCCACTGCCTATGTAAAGCTTCTACTTCATCTAATTCTTTTGTAGCATCTCCATTACCACGCTTAAAATAACTATGAGATGCTTTTTGCATACTCAATAGATCTTTCACGTCATGGTGACAAGGTACATCTACCCATGGATAATTTCTTAATTGTTTTCTTACTTCCATAATTTGTTGTAGTCACAGGCAATTCTCCACAACATTCTATCTCCCATCACTGGAGTTCTTCTATGCAATGTCATGAATTGATCCATCAAAAGTAAATCGCCTTTTGCAAAAACATGGTGAAACTGATATTTACTTTTAAATATAATCGGTTTGAGTTTTTCAATCAGTTCTTCATGGTCAATCAGTTTTTTTCCTTCCCAAGCTTTAATAATGAAATGGTAGGGAAAATAAAAATAAGAAGCAAATGTATGAGGATGCGAACCAACTAATGGCCTTATGCTTCCTTTGTTCTGACTCATAAACTCAAGTTCTGGATCATCGTCGTCTAGGTGATACATTGTGTTATTCTGAAACTTAAGTCTTATTTTAATAGACTGATAATACTCTTGTTCATCTCTACTAAGATCGTAAAATGGTTCTGAAGTATTACACACAGAAAGCGTTGTGTTAGGATCACCTTGTACACAATAAAGACTAATTAATATTTTGTCTATCAGATGTCGGCTGTTACCATTCGAATGCCAACCTAACTCACCTCCACCAAACATGCCAATCTTTTGACCTGATTCATCTCTTTTATCTGTTACGTAAAAAAGTTCAGGGTGATCTTTTGAATTCATAAAAAGACCTGGTGCTTCTAGTTCACCAAAATTTTTCATAATATCTACATACTCTTTTTCAGATAAATCTAAATCATGAAATATTTTATAACCTTTTGTTTGTACTTCATGTGCAATATATTTACACGTTGCTGAATCGTTGTATATCATCTGTTCCATCCAAACTAAACATTAATGCAATGCGGGGTTTATTACTCATATTAATTACAGCGTGAGGATAACCTATATTTAAAAAGTTTGCTGTGCCATCCTCTAAGTTATATGCCTCGATTTTACCATTACGTTTAAACAAGTTAATTACATTTTGTCCGCCATAAACTGGTACAATACAACGAACGGCGTATGTAACATCATAATCAACGTGAAATGGAATTATTTTACCAGGCGCTAGTTTTGTAATGCGTATACGAGAAGCAGGTGCTTTACACTGTGTAACTATTTCTTCAAAATAACTTCCAGTGTATTCCTTTGTAGGTACATTATAGAGATGTTCTTCACGCCTTCGGAGTCGTTCTTTAATACTTGTTGTATGAAGTATTATTTCACTTGGCATTGTAAGATTAATCTGCTGAAAGTTATCATATACATCTTTTACTAGTTCCTCATGATTCATACATAATCCAGGATTTGCTGATCTTACATCAGTAAATTGTGTTGCTAATGCATCTGTCGCTTCTCTGAGTTTTACTATATCAATATTTAAATTAAGATTTTCTACTGTTGGAAGTCGTTGTTTCTTCATTTTACAAATAGCCTTTCAGCCAGCCATCCGGCTGTATCATACTTATGAAGTCTTATTCGTTTTGTGTTTTCATGATGTTCTTTATGGTAGCCTTCACCTGCTATAAAAATATTTATCCATGCTTTATTGGACGGACCATCTGAATGTCCTAGTGTATTTAGTAGTCCGAACCCTACTTTAGCAAAAATAAAAGGAACCAACGCAAATGCTATAAAAAAGTATGGGCTAATCATAAACGTTATAATCCACACTGCTATAAGAATTTTAAACCAATGATTATGAAAGAAAACTAAAGCATTATTTTTATATAGATCTTTCGCAAATCTAATAGGTATTCTAGGTATGTCCCAAGTCGTTAGAAGAACTTTCCAAAAACCCACATGTTTTGCAGAGTGAGGATCTTTTGCAGTGTCTGAATATGCGTGGTGCATACGATGAGAAGCTATCCAACCTATAGGTGATTTGATGCAAGCAATCATAAGCATACTCAATCCGAGCCACTCAAACCATTTTGGCACTTTAAATTGTTTATGACAGTAATGTCTATGCAATAAGATAGAAGCGCCAAAGTGAGAAATAATCTCACTCCATATGATACCTGCCAATATAGCATACATTAATTCCATTTCTACGTTCCAGACTTTTCCTCTTCAAAATATTTTTGTACGTCAAAGTCAATACCACTGCCATAACTAATGATACAAATTTCACTAGTGTGTAGATGAAACTCTGCAATTGTAAAAGTTCCTGTGTCTATATTCGTAAACACGTAGACTGGTAAATAAGTTGTAGGTTTACCTGGGCCTTCAAGTTTTGCTATTGCTCCAAGTAAAGCTTTTTCGCCGTGTTGATTTAGTACTGGCCAAAATTCTTTTTCAGGCCCACACTGTACCGGCTTTTCTCGCCATTCGATACCTTGCTTTGGTTGTGCAAATGCTAAGTTAGAACCTACTATGACTGCGATTCCAAATATGAATGCGATAATCATTTCTTTTGTAAATTTTTGCATTATGTTTCCTATTAAAAAGGTGTGTGCCGGATTCTGTTCCCAGGCTCCGGCGGGCCCGTAAGGACTAGGCAGCTAAGGCCATACCTTTAGTAAACCCAACTTTACGAGCGAAGGTGTTACGCTTCTTCATAAACTTAGGTTGTGCAACGTTATCGTTTGCATTTACTTCTTGAAGACTCCAGCATCTGTCGATCCTATTTCGCCCCCATAAGCATGCACCGGCCGGTGAATATTGGTGGAGGCGTCGGGTACTGCCCCCGAGTCCAGTCTACCTTCTAGCATCTTCAATTATATTTATATTATACCACAAGTAGTGTTGAATGTAAATATAAATATTAGTGAGAGTGGAATATATTATATTACTGTTTGATTTATATCTATCTAACTTTAACATAGGTAGATCGAAATGGTCGTCGCAGAAGTTTTAGCCGGCATAGCATTGGTAAAGTCAAGTGTTGATTTTATTAAGTCGAATATTGATACTGCAAAAGACATTGGAGAAATCGCTGGTGCAATCGATGGATTGTTCCAAGGTGCTGAAGATTGCCAAAAACAAAGAAACAAAAAATCAGGCGTTAATATAAAGGACCAATTCGGTATTAACAGTGTAGCTCAAGAAGTAATTGACGCTAAACTAGCCGAAGAAAAACTACAAGAGATGAGAACTCTAGTTGACATGCGCTTTGGTCCTGGCACGTGGCAAAGCATATTAGATCTTAGAGCTAAAAGAATACAAGAAGAAAAAGAAGCTCGTAGACTTAGAGCAATACAAAAACGAAAAGAAGAACAAGAGTTCTGGGAACAAATGAAAATGATTGCTATAGTTGTAGGCTGTATAGTAATTGGTGGAGGAGCATTTATCTTAGCTCTAACATACGCATGATTTATGTCTTTTGGATTATAATTGCTTACTTACTTTGGTGTTTATTCTTTGGTGCATACGCTTATGAAATGGTAGAAAGATTTGATGTACCCTATAAAAGAACAAAACTAGAAGAAAAATCTATGTCAATTAAAGAGAGATACAAGTCATGCTGTACGCGATTCTTATCCACATAGGAGCTAATGTATATAACTTTGATCACTTGACTTACAAAGACTTAGAGACTTGTGAGTATCATAGAGAAAGAGTATACGAAACCTTTATGGATATTACTAGGAAAAATTTCAAGGTTGAATGTCAGCGTCTATCAAACAACGGCAAGTCTTCTTCAACATCATGAACGTATAATTGAATCAAAGCATAGTGTAAGACTTTCATTAAATCTTTTCTAGCATCTGAAGCCATACCTTTTTTACCATATCTTTGTGCGTACTTTAGTACATTACCAATGCAGAACCCAGTGCCATGGCCGCCGTCAATAATAAACTCAGTAGCTTGAAAGTTATCTTTTGAGTAGTGTCCGCTATACGTTGAATCAATATATTCTTGAAACTCTTTTATTAATTCTTTTTCATTAAATTTATAGTTAATCTTTTTCATTACAAAACTCCATAATCATAGGAAAGATAGGTTCTAAAGCTTTCGCACATTCTACTGCGAGTTGTATGTGTTCTTTTTGTGTGCCATGACCGCTGCGTAATTCGATATAATGAATCCAGGACCTGATGGTTCCGTTAACATACAATCGAGATTCCATAATACCTTCCGGTAAAACTGATCGAGCCTGTTCTTTGGCGATACCTTTTTCAATTGCCCACCCATATGCTTTCTTTGAAACATTCACTACCTCCGATTGTTGTTTAAACCATTCTAACTGTAAATCTGTATCATCTGTATCGATACTATTTTGTCTATTTTTGGTATCTTGTAAACGAGCATCCCTCAATTGAAATTTAAGATCTTGTGTAGGGTCTGCATATCTTTGACTAAACTCTTGAAAAGAAAACGACCTATGTCTTAAGAGTTGTCGAGCAATGTCTCTAGTTGTTGTTACTTCCAAGCAAGCGCTAACCATTTCAAATGGCGACCAGTGTTTTTCTCTAATGAGGTATCGTAGTAATCTTTCTGACGTTTCGGTGTTGTCTTGGTTCGATGGGTTCGAGACACGGGCTGTATACGCAATGAGTTCTTGGATATTTTCCCCAACATAGATTTCCTCCGGAGGTTTGCTATAACTAATTAATCGTACATTCATGGATTAAGAATTCCCATAACATAATTTTCTGCAGCACTTTCTGCATACATTTGGCTGTGTTCGTATAGAGGCCTAGATTCAACGAGCTTATTTTTTCTGTACATATCGATATAAAAGCCTAATTCATTTTTCATAACTTCAGCTCTGCGATCTTCATACTCATCGCTTCCCCAATACGTACTAATTCCTGGTCCTCTATAAATCATAGCTTGAAATCCTTAAATTTTGACATTTCTTCGTGTGCTTGTGTTTTCTCAAAAACTGGCGTATCGTCAGTAAGATCCTGTTCACTTTCATCTACGTCATATAAACGCATCTTAGATCGATCAACACCAATCACAAAACGCCTGTTTGCCACTGGGTCATTATATCTATTCTTCAATTGTTTGACCATCATTTGACCACGGTTTTGTAATTCTTCTGTAGATATAATAGCAAACATTAAGTCCGCGGTCGCGGGTAATCCAAAAGACTCGGACGTATCTTCAAGCCCAACATCCGAGTTACTATAACCAGAACGAGTCGTTTGCGTTGCAGAGAAGAGCGGTACGTTGAACTCGACCGCAAGGCCACGTAATTCTTCAGCAATTGCTTTAATGTAATTGTAGGAGTTGATTGCACCACCCATTCCTTTCATGCGAGAAGAAGCACAGATATTAAGATAATCAATAAAAATAATCTGTGGTTCAAACTGCTTCTTTAGTTTTAATTCATTGAGCAATGCACGAAAGTGACCGGTGTGTGCAGAGCCAGTAGGATATTCTTTAATAATCAACTTACCTGTAGTCTTACGCGCTATGTCTTCAACTTTAGTTCTATGCATTTCTTTCGATAGATTCGTAAGTTGATCGATAGGTGTGTTAAGTAAGTTAGCATCAATACGTTCGGCGATTCTTTCTTCCGCCATTTCCATCGTTATATAAAGAACGTCCCTACCCTGTACAAGAGCCGAAGCAGCAACATGGCACATAAAAAGAGACTTGCCAACACCAGTGCCTGCCAAAGCAATATTAAGTGTTTTATTAGGAACACCACCTTTGGTGATCTTGTTAAAGTATTCCAGGTCGAAAGGAATGCGATCTTCTTGTTGGTGATAAAATTCGTATCGTTCTTCTTGGTTTTCAATGTAGTCGTGGCCAACGTTTGTATCAAACGCTACACCTAATGCTTTGGAAAGCAGGTCAGGTAACGCTCCCTTAGTTAGAGTTTCATGCTTTCCATCGATGATCGATATAGATTCCATGATAGCATTATATATCGCTCGATCTTGGCACCACTTTTCTGTAGTATCAACAAGCCACTGTTCATCAATCTTTTCTTTCGAAAATAACTGTGGCACAAGGTCAACTGCTACCGTGTAGTTTTCACCACTAAGTCTATCTGACTGATCAATCTCAACTTTAAATGATTCTGCAGTTGGAAGTTTATTATATTTTCCAACGTACTTACCAGCCTCTTTAAATAGGATACGATAAATCCCTTCAAAGTAATCTGGTTTGACGAAAGGTAACACCTTACGCATATATTTTTCGTCTGTTAATATGTTGCGTAAGATAGTTAATTCGAGATTAGCTTGCATTCCGTATATCCGTTGCCGATATTTTTTCTATATCATCATCAAGTTTATATTTAGTCATAGTATAACCAACGTTACGACCATAACCAATGTTAGTTATGTTTGGTACTACCATTATATCAAAATCTATGCAGAAAGTAAACCCTTCATTTATGAGTGTTGAAGTAATTTTTTCTTTTACTTCTAATTTATGATAAGGATTATTTTTATCAATTATAGTATCTCTTATCATAATAATTACTTGACCAGTTTCAGCATGAATCTTTTTAAAAAGTTCAGTGTGTCCACTATGCCAAGGTTGAAATCTACCTAACATTTGCGAAGTTGGTTTAGTAGGATCAAATTTCATTACGCTTCATCCAATTCGAAACGATTTCCAAAAGCTGAGTATGAGTATCATCAAACCATTTACTTACGTGATAGTTTGGATTAGAAGGTGGTTCAAACATTGCATCAGTATCTGGAAATCCTGAATTATCAATTGTATCAATCCATACTAAATAATTAGGATCATATATCTCACGCATTTTTTCAGTAGGTGCTATGAAATCTGCTATAGCAATTTTACCTGCCATAACTACACCATCAGC